GGAAAATTTGCAATAGACGAGGACCTCCCTCAAGCTCAAGGATTAGCTAATACAGTATCTGGAACTCTTGAGATGATGTTGCGAAATGCAAGAGTAGCTGCAGTAGACCCAGAAACTGGGGAAGTTAACCCAAAGCTTTTAAAAAGATGGATGGATCAAAACAAAGAAGTTTTAGATAGTCAAATTTTCCAAGGGTTAAAAGATGATTTAAATGATGTAAATTCTGCTAATGTTTTATTAGGAGACACAAGAATTAAAAACAAAAAATTTAAGAAAAAATTAGATAATCAATTTTATTTTGGTAAACTTTTACCAAAATTAGATGGTGCAGAAAGCCCTACCTATGCGGCAGGTATAGCTGTTAGAGGTAAAAATCCTATAAAAGATATTACTAATTTAGTTAAGTTAGTTCAAGCCTCTGATGACCCTAAAGCAGCTATGAATGGTTTGAAGTCTTCTATTTTAGAATCTGCATTAACTCATGCGGGAGGAACTAGTCAAAGTTTTTCAGTTAGAGCTTTAGCAGATTCTTTGTTTTCAAACATGCCTAACGCCAAAATAAAAACTAATTTAACTGATTTAATGGTTAGTAAAGGCATTATGACCGAACCTGAAGCCAAAACTATGAAAAGTTTTGTTACAGAATTAGTTAAATTAGAAGCCGCCGATGAACTTAACAATTTAGGAGGGATGTTAGAAGATGGTTTAAATCCTATGACAGATTTGTTTTTAAGGTTATCAGGATCGCAATTAGGAGCCACTGTAGGTAGTCTTATTCCAGGACGATCTGGTGCGGGACAAGGCATTATTGAATCTGGAGCAGGTGTAAAGGCTATGATGTCTATCTTTAGAGATGTTCCTGCAAGTATGAAAATGGATGTCATGGGTGATTTAATGACAAATCCAACTAAATTAGCAAGCATGTTAAAAACTAGCACCGATGAGAAAATGCAATTAAGGATTGCAGAAAAAATTAGTAGATATCTGCAACAGATGGGATTTAAGCCTGTAAGAAGAATAACACCATCCGTGGTTAGAGAATTAAGTCCTGAAGACGAGGATGAAGCTACGGAAGTTGAAGAAAGAGACGAATTTATTAATAATATACAACAAAAAATTAAACAAAATAAAGTGAGTTCGGTTGAACCGAGTATACAAATGGGTACTCCCACCACCCAAGTAGCCTCAAGTCAGCCATTTTTGAGCGGATTGAACGCCGCTCCCGCGGGAGGCGGTATCTCCTCCACCGCCTCCGCGCCTACCAATAGAGCTCAATATGCTTCGCTATTTCCTAATGACATAGTTTCAGGAATGATACCTACAGCTACTATGGCTGACGGTGGTGAAGTGAAGTATATGGCTAATGGGGGTTCAATGGATATGGGTCTTGAAACAGATGTCGCGGCCCAACAAACCATTCAAGATTCTTTACAAGACTCTGGAAGTGATAACAATACCTCTTTTGTTCCTCAAAACTTTACTCAGAAAAACGTAAGTAACATAATGGATCGTTTTCGATCGATCCCTACTACCATTCAACAAAATTTAAATTACAACGCTCCTAGTATGTTTTCAGGACTACCTAGCTTGAATGTTGGTGGCTTTAATATAGGACTGGGTCCTGTAGGAGGAAATCTTGGAATAACCGCTACAAAGACTTTTCAAAACGGTGGGTCTGTAGATGGTATTAGTGAAGATGATCCCGACAATACTGATTACTCGGGTGTTGATGAAACAGGTCAAGATGATGATATGGATTACACCGATGTTGATTATGGGTATACAACGCCAACACAAGATTCTGGATTTTTTAGTTTCTTTAGTAGACCAAAAGACGATATGCAACGAGCTAAAGAAATAGGGTTGCAACAATATTCTCCCGTACAAAACGTCCCATACGATCTTCTAAATATGAAAAATAAAATGAACCAACATGCTAGAGATTCTTTAGCTAGAGGGGTGTCTCCTACCTTTAGTAGAGATACTCAAGGTAATATCACATCTGTTACAGGAGCAGGAGGACCTTCCGGAATGCCAGGAATAGGTGGCTTAATGTCTATGATAGGAGCAAATATGGGTGCGGTTACCACTACTGGATATGCCGGAAAAGGTGTGGATGACAGAAGTGATCCAAATGACAACGGTAATGACAATGAGTTAATTCGTAGAATACAACCTATTACCCCTCAACAGCAATATAGAACAGCTTTAAATCTGTACAATCAAAACCCTAATCGATACATATTAAGGACTAGATAAATGCAACTAAGTCAAAACTTTACTCTGGCTGAGTTAACAAAAAGCCAGACCGCAGAGCGTAGAGGTATAACTAACGTACCAGACGCGGAAGCCATAGAAAATTTAAAGCTTCTTGCAGAAAACATTTTGCAGCCAGTGCGTAATGAGTTCGGCAGCTTCATGGTATCCAGTGGGTATCGCTGTCCAGAGCTTTCAATAGCTATTGGTAGCTCCAAGAACTCACAACATTGCACAGGAAGCGCGGCTGATTTTGAGGTCGCTAATGTGGACAACTATGTTTTAGCTCAGTGGATACGAGATAATCTAGTCTTTGATCAGCTCATAATGGAATGTTACACAGGCGGAAACACAGGGTGGATCCACTGTTCTTATGCATTGCGAGCTCGTAAAGAGTTACTTACATACGACAGAGTAAACAAGTACAGACAAGGTCTAATTAAGTAACCATCTCTTCTGTTCTTCGCCCAATACTTCCCCAGCTAGGTTTATCTTTTCTCGCAGAGACTTGACGATCTTCTCGTCAATCGTGTCTTCCACAATCAAATCTATATAAGTCACAGCTTTCTTCTGACCTATTCTATGAGCACGGTCTTCAGACTGTAGCCTTATCTCCAGATCATAACTGTTACTATAATAGATCATAGTGTTAGCGGCTGTAAGTGTAATACCATATCCGCCCGTCTTAGGCTGACCTACAAAAAAGCGCAATGGACTATTCATATCTTGGAAATTATCCACAGTCTGTTGTCGATCGTCTTGCTTAGTTCCGCCATAGTAGGTTGCCACCGAATCGCCGCCATACTTAGAAGACAGAGCTTTTTCTATTTCTAAAATATCATGTGTGTAGTTACACCATATAATAATTTTACCAGAACATTCTTCTACCGCGGCCAACAGCTCAGTCAGTCTGTTGTTATCTAACACTTTCATTTCACCTTCGTCACTCACAAGATATCCACAGCATATCTGTTGCAGTCTCATAATCTGTGTAAGTACACTAGCAGTAGTTGCCAGCTGGCCCTCGTCTAACTGAGCCAAGGCATACTTCTTCATCTGCGCGTACAGCTTGGTTTGTTCCGCGGTCAACGGCACATTCCGTTTAACATAAATCTTATCGGGTAAATCCAGACAATCTTCCTTGAGGGTTCTTACACTAAACCTGTTGAGCTTATCATTGAGCTCGTCCAAGCGTCTGTAGCCTGTGATCTCATTGAAGCTCCGTGCACCCATAAACCTCTTTTGTACTACGGCATACCTGTTTTGAAAGGCAAAATAACTGGCCTGATCCAGTGACATAGGGTCTAAGAAGGCACACTGAGAGTACAAATCCATAGGGCTTTTTGTAACAGGAGAGCCCGTCAGGATACGTTTATACTTAGCATACTTACCTAACTGCATAATATTTTTAGTACGAGATGCCTTACGGTTCTTTATAGTCGTGCTTTCATCTACAATCATCATATTGTCAGGGTTTTTCTTTAAAAAATAATAGGCAGCTTTCTTACCACGATCAGAGCTGAAGGCCTCAACATTGATGACAAAAAACTTTATGCCCGCCATAGTTTCAAACACAAGTTTTTGCATACTGTCTTGGAAAGCCTTGGTAGTGCTAGGTTGCCAACGAACCACGAACCTTTCAAACTCTTCCGGCAAGTGATTCGGTATCTCTTGTTTGATCCAGTTATCATACACACCTTTAGGAGCTACGATCATTACCGAATCAATTTCACCTTTTAATTTTAATTTACCAACAGTATCTATTGCTACTTTAGATTTACCTAACCCCATCTCCATAAACAAGCCGTAGTAAGGTCTTTCCCAACTATCGTCTATAACTTCTTCCTGATGCTTAAAAGGATTTGTCTTATACATATACATTTATTTTATCTCCGTGCTTGACATCTATATTACAATATGCGATTTATTATATTAATGCAAGGCTATAAAAAAGTCTTTAACCACGAAACAGCAAACGCGAAAGGAAAAATATGGAAGATAGTTTGTTCAACGATATGCAAAAGGACGCTGTTAGTCAGCGTACTGGTGTAGAAAGTACAGACACAGGTCGATTGTCGAATGTGTCTACTTTAGCAAGTAAAATAATCCAAATGGAAAACAAGGTTAAGTTTCTTGAAGAGGAGCTCAAAACATCTAAGAAAGAGTTGTTAGAGCTTACAGATCAGGATCTTCCGGCCGCTATGGAAGAGATTAACATGGAAAGTTTTACTTTAAGTGATGGATCAGAAGTAAAGGTTATACCTACCTATGGTGGTACAATCAGAGCTGATGACAGACCTCAAGCGCATACTTGGCTAAGAGATAACGGTTATGGTGATTTAGTAAAAAACACTATTTCTGCTAACTTTGGCATGGGCGAGGATAACTTAGCAAAAGATTTTTATCAGTCTGCTCTTGATAGAGGCTTTCAGGTTGATAAGAAAGAAGCGGTTCATCCAATGAGTTTAAAGTCGTGGGTCAAAGAGATGACAGAAAATGGAAGTGAATTTCCAAGTGATCTGTTTGGCGCGTTTATAGGTAAAAAAGCTAAAATTGTGAAGGGGAAATAGAATGGCTAATACACCAGTTAAGAAACAGGATTCTGACGTTGTTGCTCAGGATGCTAATGTAATCGATATGTCAATGTTTGCTACAGATGCAGGCATTGGTAATAAGGAAGTTGATCAAGATAGTTTAAGTATACCGTTCTTGAAGACTAACTTAACAAAGCAGATTAGAGCTTTGCATAAAGGCTCTAGTGAAGGAGATGTTATTAATACAGTAACAAATAGCATCTACAACGGGGAAGAAGGTATTAAAGTTATACCTTGTGCATACCAGAGACGTTTTATTCAATGGTCTCCACAAGGCGATGATAATACCGCTCCGATTGCTATCTATGCTAGCAAGGAAGATTGTCCAACAACAGAACGATCCAAAGAAGATAATAAAGAATATCTTACAGATGGTTCTGGTCAATATATAGAAGATACGCATCAGCATTTCGTTCTTGTATTGAATAAGGATGGATCAACTGACGTTGGTATGATCGCAATGAAGTCTACTTCTTTAAAGAAAAGTAAGAAGTGGAACTCAATTATTTCGGGCAGAAAGATGACGGGTCCAGATGGTCATGTTTTCAGCCCACCAAGGTTCGCTCATGTCTATCATCTTTGGACGTATTTAGAGGAGAAAAGCGGATACTCTTGGTATAATTGGGAGATGAAGTTAGAAGGTCAGGTAACTGAACGAGCTCATTACGATGAAGATAAGATGTTTGCCTTATCTGTCGAAAAAGGCGATGTTAATGTTAAGCATGAACAGGAAGGTGGGACTTCGTCTGCTCCTGTTGACAATGACGTTTCTGACAAAGATATACCGTTCTAATGGTGTGGCAATCTTTTAGCGCTATCTTTGATGGCCTAGAAGAAGCCTTTGGAACGTACAAGATAGACAAAACCCAAGCCAATGGTAAGAAGTCAGGTAGAGCCGCACTAATACGCGAACTACGGACCAAGGATCATTGGCAAGGGCATCTTAGCGGTAAAGGCGATTCTCTAGGTATCATACCCATTAATGCAGATAATAACTGCAAGTGGGGGTGTATAGACATTGACCAATATCCGCTAGATCACAAGTCTTTAATTGAAAAGATTAGGCGAATGAAATTGCCTCTTGTGGTTTGTAGATCTAAGAGTGGTGGAGCTCATTGTTTTCTGTTCACTAGTGAATGGATCGAAGCTAAGGAGATGCAACAGACGCTTCAGCATATCTCCGCCGCTCTTGGCTACGGCCAAAGTGAAATCTTTCCAAAACAAATACGATTGCAATTAGAACGCGGTGATGTAGGTAACTTTCTAAACCTACCTTATTATGACGCTGAGGCCGGCCTACGATACGGTATAAAGGATGACGGCCCCTCTGCGACCATCGAAGAATTTATAGAGCTGTACGAGGCTCACAAGCAGACCTTAGAACAAGTGATGGCTCTGCAAGTAGAAGACAAAACAGATACACCTATTAAAGACGGCCCGCCTTGCCTCCAAACTCTTTGCGCAAGCAAAATATCCGAAGGCGGGAGAAACAATGGTTTGTTTAACATAGCTGTTTACTTACGAAAAGCGTACCCAGACAGCTGGGAAACAGAAATACTAACCTATAACATGATGTATTTTGAACCACCTTTGCCTTTGTCAGAAGTAAACATTGTAGCTAACCAAGCTAAACGTAAGGATTATGCTTACAAATGTAATGATTCGCCTATCAACTCGCATTGTAACAAAGAGTTATGTCGTACACGAAAGCATGGCGTTGGGTCAGCTGTACAAGGAGCTACCATAGCTAACCTTAGAAAGTACAACTCAACACCGCCCGTCTGGTTTATGGATGTAAACGCGGAGCCCTTGGAGCTCGACACAGACGCTCTTCTCTCACAGCCCACGTTTCAAAAGGCATGTATGGAACAGTTGAACTTTATGCCCCGCACAGTTGGTAAGCCTATGTGGGAGGGACGTATCAGTTCGTTACTAACAGAGATGAAAGAAAACGAAGCAGCAATTATAGAAGTGGCAGAAGATGCAAGCACAAGCGGTCAGTTCTATGATTACCTTGAAGAATTTTGTAGACACTTACAACAAGCTCAGGCCAAAGAAGAGATATTACTGCGCCGACCTTGGACGAATGAAGAAGATAATTTAACTTACTTTAGATTACGAGACTTTGAGAATTTTCTTAAAAAGAATAAATTCTTTGAATACAAGTCTCACAAAATTGCCCAGCGCTTGCGAGATATTAACGGGTCCAGTACTGTTTTGAGAATACAAAACAGATCTGTAAGATGTTGGGCAATACCCGCTTTTGAAAACGCAGATATGGAACTCAACCCGCCTAACATGGGCAAGAAAGAGGAGACACCTTTTTAATGGAAGATGAAGAAGAAAGAATGGTCAAGGCTGACGGCCTTGACGAAGCAATATTAGGAACAGGTGGTCGTATAAATATGGACGAAGTCCTCATATATAGCTACGACAAGTGTGTACAGATCTTCATGGATAAAGATAAAATGACCTACGAAGAAGCTATAGAGTGGATGGAGTTTAATGTTGTTGGAGCATGGATGGGACCAAGAACTCCTATATTTATACATGAAGTACCAAATTTTATGACAACCGATGCTTTTTTAGAAGAACTAGGATTTGCTAAACCAGCAAACGATAATTAATGTTTAGAATCTTTGGACCTCCAGGAACTGGTAAAACAACAACACTCTTGAATATGCTGGACAAAGCTCTTGAGAGTGGCGTGTCTCCTAATAGTATTGCGTTTCTTGCTTTTACCAGAAAAGCCGCAAGTGAGGCCAAAGAACGTGCATCAGCTCGTTTTCATTTAGATCCAGACAAAGATCTCTTCTACTTCCGTACTCTGCACAGCTTGGCATTGAGCGCTAGTGGTATCCGTACAGAACAAGTCATGGGTAGAGAGCATTATAAGGAGCTGAGTGACATAATATCTATACCCTTAGTTTCCGGCACGTCTTTGGATGATGATATTGTAGACAAACAAGCAACCGATCATCCTATCCTTAGTTTGATAAACTTAGCCCGCTTATGTAAAAACCCTTTGCGAAAACAATATAATCAGACTTACATGATTTATGATTGGAATACAGTAAATTATGTGTCCAAGTGTTACAAAGAATATAAAGAACAACACGAGCTGTACGATTTTACAGACATGCTACAATGTTTTATTGACGAGGCTGACGTAGCGTGTCCCAAGTTTGATCTCGTATTCCTAGATGAAGCACAAGACCTTAGTCCTCTGCAGTGGGACATAGCTCACATACTCGATAAGAACGCCAAGAAAATGTATGCAGCTGGCGATGATGACCAAGCTATATATAGATGGGCCGGAGCTGACGTAGAACAATTCATTACACTGGACGGCTCCAGTGAAACTCTATCACAATCGTACCGCGTCCCACGGCTCATACATCGTACCGCCGAAACAATAGTCTCCAGAATAGCTAGCCGATACCCTAAGAAGTATGAACCTAAGAATGAAGAGGGAAACGTACAGCATATCAGCCGTCTGGAAGATATAGATGTATCATCTGGTCAGTGGCTTATCTTAGCTCAGGCGGGTTATATATTAAATCCCGTTGTTGAGATGCTAAGATCCTCTGGTTATCTCTATACACACAAAGGACATAGATCTATCTCCGCTAAAATATCTTCTGCCGTTAATGGCTGGGAGCAGATGAGAAAAGGTAAAAGCATCACGCTTGAAACAGTCAAAGACATATATAGTTTTATGTCTACGGGCAACCGCGTCAAACGTGGCTTCAAGACAATGAGTGGAGCTGACGATAGTAATCTGTTTAACATGAAACAACTTCAGGATGAATGGGGCCTTGCCATAGGAGATGAGTTGATTTGGAGGGAAGCTCTTGATAGACTACCAGAGGAATCACGGGTGTATATCACGGCTATGCTTAGAAGAGGAGAGAAGTTTAATGCAGAGCCTCGTATTACAATATCCACGATCCACGGGTCTAAAGGTGGCGAATCAGAAAACGTAGTTATATTCACAGATTTATCTCCGTCAGCTGACGATGCAATGAGCGGTGGTAATGATGATCTGCATAGAGTGTTCTATGTGGCCGTCACACGGGCCAAAGAGAATTTGTTTATTGTCGAATCAGAAGACAGCAATAGGAGCTATGCGATATGAGACACATGGAATACATGAAGAAAAGATTAAAGGAGGAAGAGATGAAAGATATGGTCAACCATCCTGATCATTATACAAACAGCTCAATAGAAACCATAGACATGATAGAATCTATGACAGCTGAAGGATTTCAATATTATCTGGAAGGAAACATACTTAAATATTTAACACGATACAGACACAAAAACGGTATCCAAGACCTACAAAAGGCGCAGTGGTACCTTAACAAACTAATAGAGGTACAATATGACACTACAGATGGCGATGTTCACACCGAAAACAGAATGGGTTCCACCACACGAGTTACCAGATCTTAGTGAAGCTAAGACTATAGCGATAGATGTTGAAACAAAAGATCCAAATCTAAAGACTAAAGGACCTGGATGGCCTACTGGAGATGGCGAGGTCGTAGGATACGCCGTAGCTGTAGACGGCTGGAAAGGTTATGTACCGATTCGCCACGGCGGAGGTGGTAATATAGATGAGCGCATAGTTAATAACTGGATGAAGAAGGTTTGCGAATCACCCGCTGAAAAAGTTATGCACAACGCTCAATATGATGCGGGCTGGCTCAGGCGCATGGGTTTTAAAGTCAATGGTCGTATCATTGATACTATGGTTATAGCGTCCTTGCTAGATGAGAACAGATTTAGTTACAGTCTCAACGCCTTATCTTTTGAGTATCTATCAAAAACAAAAAGTGAGAAGAACCTGACTGAAGCCGCTAGAGACTTCGGGGTCGATCCCAAAGCTGAACTGTGGAAGTTGCCAAGTATGCATGTCGGGCCATACGCCGAAGTGGACGCCGAGCTCACATTGGAACTCTGGAACTACTTCAAGCCCTTGATTTCTAAAGAGGACCTCTGGAGTGTTGTCAATCTGGAGTTGGATGTTCTTCCCGTACTCATAGATATGACTTGGAAGGGTGTTCGTGTTGATCAGGACCGTGTCGAGCGGACCAGAGACTTTCTGCTCAAGGAAGAAAAGGCTATGTTGGCTAAGATCAAGCATGTAACTGGCATGAATGTAGAAGTATGGGCGGCTCAATCGCTCGCCAAAGCATTTGATACAGTTGGTATAAACTATCCCAAGACTGAAAAAGGTGCGCCATCTTTCACAAAATCCTTTCTATCCGAGCATAACCACGAATTACCTAAAATGATACTAAGGACAAGAGACCTTAACAAGACCCATGGTACTTTTATTAACACAATTATGAAGCACACAGCTCACGATGGACGCATACATTCACATATAAATCAGATCAGATCTGACGATGGTGGTACCGTATCAGGCCGAATCAGTATGAGTAATCCAAATTTACAGCAGATACCCGCCCGTGATCCGGAGCTGGGCCCTATGATTCGCTCTTTATTCTTACCAGAAGAGAATGAACAGTGGGCTAGTATAGATTTCTCGCAACAAGAACCACGAATCTTGGTCCATTATGCCCACGCCTACGGTAAATCCCAAGGCCATGACATGAAAGGCGTACAAGAATTTGTCGATGGATACCAAAATGATCCCGATATGGACTTCCATACCATGGTAGCTGACATGGCAAACATACCTCGTAAGCAAGCCAAGACTATAAATCTAGGCATGATGTACGGCATGGGAGTAAACAAGCTGTCAGACCAGCTCGATATACCTGTAGAAGAAGCTAAAGGTTTAGTGAAACAATACCATGAACGCGTTCCTTTTGTGAAAATGCTCATGCATGGCGTGATGAATAAGCTTAATTCACGACAAAGCTCAGGCTCTATCCGCTCTATCTTGGGTAGAAAGTGTCGATTCGATCTTTGGGAGCCCGATACGTTCGCTATGAACAAGGCCTTGCCCCTGAAAGATGCACTCAATGAACACGGCCCAACGACCAGATTGAAGCGAGCCTACACTTATAAGGCCCTAAACCGTCTTATTCAGGCCTCAGCCGCTGATATGACCAAGCAAGCCATGGTAGATATCCACAAGCTGGGGATAACTCCACTAATTCAGATACATGACGAGGTAGCTGTGTCCGTTTCTAACGATCATCAGGTTGATTCGATCGTCCATGCTATGGAAAATGCCGTTAAATTAAATGTACCTAGCAAAGTGGACGTAGAAATAGGCCCATCATGGGGCGAATCAAAATAAAACATTGACTGGATTATATAATCTCGCATATAATCCCGTAAAAGAGAAGGATTTATGCGATATGGATACAGAAAAATGGAAAAGCATTCTAGTTCCTAAAGATGTTTATTTAGAAATTAAGAAAATTGCAGCCAAAGAAGGCAGAACTTTGGGTGGACAACTACGGTTCATCTACTCTCAGTATGTTTCCGAGGAACAAAAGAGAGTAAAAGAGCTCGTAGATGCGGAAATGACCTTGAGAAAGGCCAAAGATCACTCAGTTATGAGTTGACTGTCTTTATTTTGCATTAATTTAGATGCTTCAACGCCCATATTGTACAAAGCGTCTGTCATAGGTCCATCAGATGCTTTCTTACCTCTTCCTGATAAAAAAACTTCTACTGGTGTAGCTGTTTCTGGGTGGAAAGATACGGTCACAGCTAAACCTTCTCCTACGTCCGTGGTTACACACGGTCTTCTATTCGGTAATTTTGACATATTGTTCTCCTCTGAATTAGACATCATATAAAATATTTTTTTGTTTTAATAGTCTTGACTTTCATTTTTTTTTAAAAATGTGCTATGATGTCATTATGGACCCAGTTACTATTTCACTCGCGATGGGAGTCGCGTCTAAAGCTTTCTCTGCCATAAAACAAGGTTTTGCGGTTGGCAGAGATATAGAACAAATGTCCGGAGATATCGGACGATGGATGGGAGCTGTTTCAGATGTTGATAACGCGGAAAAGCAAGCTAAAAATCCTCCCCTGTTTGGCAAATTGTTTAAAGCTGGATCGATTGAAGAAGCAGCTCTCGCAGCTTATGCAGCCAAAAAGAAACTTGAGGAACAAAGGTACGAACTCAAGGTATTTCTGAACATGACCCACGGGCCACAAGCCTACGATGAGCTTCTGCAAATGGAAGGTCAGATCAGAAAACAGCGTCAACAAACAATTTATAAACAACAACAGCTCCGAAGACAGATAGGCGAGGGTATCGCTTGGCTGTTCTTGGTATTAGTCGTTGGAGGATTTATATTATTAGTTGCATCTATCTGGTTCAAGAAAGCTCATGCAGATGGTTATAAATATAAACCTAAGAGTTTAACAAGACAACAACAGATTAACAACGGCACTATTATATTACCCGTAATGACAACATGCCGATTAAAAATACAAAAAGTATTTAAAGATAAAATGGCTTGTATATATGTAGGTGCACAAAGAACATATGAATTAGAGTTTACAGATATTCACATAGGCTGTCCTCGTAAATACAAATGTAAATTGAATCCTAATGGCAAAGAGCCTTCTATAGATCAGGTTATGGAAAGTCTTAGGAGTATTTCTAAATGAGTAAGTGCGTAGGCGTTTGCAAATTAAATGAACAAAAAGTTTGCATCGGGTGTAACCGAACTATCGAACAGATAAAAGAAGCATACAAAGGTAAATGACGGTTTATAAGTGTCAGGACCATGTGTTGGACGTGAACAACAGCTCAAAGGCTTTTGTCTATTACAAGAACCAGCTCTTGTTTATGGGCGATAGTCGAACCGCGATAAAGTTGTTTTGTAAAAACTGCCAAGACCCTGATCTGCGCGCTAAATTAAAAAAATATAAATATATTAATATATGGGATTGACGGCATAAGTTTAATTTAGTAGTGTTTATTTGCGCTCTGGAGAGATACTCAGCAAACGATTCAATGTACTCCTATTCATTGAGGTTAAATTGCAAAACTTAGAAACCCGTTAGGCTATCCCTAGCGGGTTTTTTTGTATAAAACTTTTGTGCTTGACATAGTATGCGATAAATCTTATTTATTATATGTGCGGGTTGTTTAGCACGTTCAGGACTGTGATCTTATTCTCCATTGTTTGTGAAAAACTTAATGGGATCTTAGTGACGATACCTCAAAACAATCTGCACACCAACTTTAACAAAGACTTGGAGGTCACAATGACAAAAAAATACGATTGGGAAATAAAACAAGATAAGCAACGCAAGCTTAGAAAAAAAGGTCAAGAAGCCCTTACCCTTGAACAAATACAAGCGGTTCACGATACTTACGAAGCTTTGAACAGCGCTATGATTAGTATTAGAGATTTAAATGATCTCGCATTATCTGAAATAAAAGCGTTAGACGAGGCTTGTTGCAACTTGCATCGTGAGTTTATTTCGCAAATTTAATTTAAGGAGGTGAAGATGATTAATCCTACAGAAAAAAAGAGGCGTGGTTATCTCATGCATTTTGAAGAAGGAACTCAAGATGCTGTTCTTTATCAACAAATGAATGAGGACAAAAAGTCTTCGGCTTATTATAGACGAGGCTTTGATTTTGGAATGACGCTGCATTTAAAATTAAGGAGTATAAAATGAACGCTCAAAATAAAACCCATGCCGTGATGAGCCAACGGCATGAGGATAGCGATAGTCTGGATTACTTTCCAACGCCCCCTTGGGCTACCAGAGCTCTGTTTCAGGAAGTGCTTAAACGACCCGAACATAAAAGAGATCTGTTCTTTGAAGATAAATCAAATGTGACGTGCCTCGAACCAGCTTGCGGTGGCGGTCATATGGTAAAGGTCCTCGAAGAATATTTCGATAACGTAACCTCATGCGATATTGCCGATTACGGCCAAGATCATATAGCTGATTTCTTATCTAAAGACGTCAAAGACGAATATGATTTTATTATTACTAACCCACCCTTTAATCTAGCTGAAGAATTTGTTACTAAAGCTATACCTCTGGCTAGAAAATGTGTGGCAATATTCGCTAGAACTCAATTTATGGAAAGTGTAGGACGATATGAAAGACTATTTAAACCAAATCCGCCGAAAATTATCGCTCAGTTTAGTGAGAGAGTACCAATCATTAAAGGACGTCTGTCCGCAACTGCTTCGACAGCTACAAGCTACGCTTGGTTCATATGGTGCGGAACTGCTAAAGAAAGTACAGAACATAACTACTTTACGTCCACAGCTCCCACCAAGCTCTTCTGGATCCCTCCATCACGAAGGGTCTATGAAAAGCCAAACGACTATGAAGAACGTGTGGAAACTCCACATCCTCGACCCACGGGTCACGCCCCACAAACCGACCTTTTTGGAAAAACTGAAGGAGATATTTAAATGAGCAAAGAAAAAACTTGGATTAATATTAACGAAATGCCAGTATGGGCAGAGGCTATTTTAGAAATAGAAGGCCTTGTTAATGAGGAAGTATCCAAATTAAAAAAGGCAGACAATATTAAAATGGCCACGTTGTTAACGAATAGTCTAACTGTTATTAAACGAGGATACTAATGCCAAAAAATTGTCTGGATTACTGCAAAGACTGCGGAATAAAATTAAAAAATACTAAACACGTCAGGACACACCCCAAATTGTGTCCTGATTGTCGCGGATATAATACAACTTTAAACCCTAGCGTCAGAGAAGTTTTTAACCAAATGCAAAAAAACCCAACAACCCCCGCTGACGATGAGTTGTGGTTTGAAGATTGTCCTAAAGCCGTCAAAGAACTCGAATATGGACGCGTGTCCAGAAAGACTAACGTAGCTCCCGTTGAAACAACTCTTAGTGATTTGATTATATGAGTGAGCTGATATGTAACCTACCCTCTGTTAAAGTTAAAGTCAGACGGGAATATTTAAGGGATTTAGAAGATGGATTTGGTGAGTTTGTCGATGGGATCTGGGTCTCATGTAAATCTATTCCTGGAAGAGCATTTTATTTTGAGACTTATCTGCCTGAATACGGCGCTTTGTTTGACAAGTTGCCTATTAGCGCGTTCGTTTCTAGACCTGAAACACCCGATCCCGACTTACCTCTTAATAATTTGCAGGTCTGGAACTGTATGGATTATGGGGTGGTGGCTATTTGCAAGCAGTTCATCGGTTCAATGGATTTTGAGGTGCTAACCAGAGACTTTGGTCTCCAAAAA